TCTTTAATCACCTAATCAGCCGGGCGTAATGCCCGGTTTTTTTTCGCCTGATAATCGTGATTTGAATTGGGATATTCAGGGAGTTTAAACGGCAGGCAAAAAATAAGCCTGCGTAAGGGCGTTTTTATACCCCTACAACAGGGGCTTTCAGCGGTGCAATGCGGGTTTGCGCGGCACGCAAGACCACTGAAAGCCACTATAAATCATTCAAGCGTGGACATTGTGTGGACACTCAGAGCATCAGTGCCACCGCGTAAAGGATTAAGCGTTACCGCGTCCTGCAGGTACTCAGGGGCGAAATGTGCATAGGTCATTGTCTGCTCAATTCGTGAGTGCCCGAGTATCCGTTGAAGCGTGATAATGCTGCCTCCGTTAATCATAAAGTGAGTGGCAAAGCTGTGACGCAATGCGTGCGTCGCCTGACCCGGTGGCAAGTCCGGTTTCAACTCTTTCATTAATCGTCTGAATGCAGGATAGTTAGCGTTCGTGAACAGATAGCCACGCTTTCCTGATGTGATCATTGTTGCCAGCTCCTCGGATATCGGAACGGTTCGCGGTTTATTGGTTTTTGTCTTAACGAACGTGACGCGATTTTGGATGATGTTTTCAGCTTTCAATTTTGCAGCCTCACTCCATCTCGCGCCGGTGCTAAGACAAAGAATCGCTATTTTCTTATTATCCCCATCGACTTTCGACAGTAGATCAGCGATCTCCTCTTGCGTGAGGTAGCCAGTTTCAGGTTTGTCCTCTTTCAGTCGCTTAACACCTCTGAAAGGGTGTTCACCGAAAAATAGCTCTGCATCTATCAACGAGGTAAACATTCCGCTAAGGCAAGTCAAATCGCGGTTGATGCTCGATGGTTTGATGCCCTGAGAACGGCGCACCGTGCCGTACTGGCTAATCAATGATTTAGTAATCTGAAATGCGCATGGGTCACTTGTAATCCTTGTGAATAACTCAATTTTTCCTAGATAATCTCGACCATGAGTCTCATGCTTGCCCTTCAAATCCCACCAGACTTTTGTTAATTCTGACAGATGCCGCTTATCTGTCGGTTTAGCCAACCAATCTTTGTTGTGATGGTTGTACTGAGTATATTTTTCAAAAGCGATAGCTTCACTTTTCTTATCGAACTTCCTGCGGATGCGCTTTCCGTTGCGCCCTGCAGGTCTGACGTCCACTTCATATCGACCATCATCGAGCTTTTTAACAGACATAAAGCCTCCCGATGATGTTACTGCGTACTTCAATTTCCTGATTTAAATAACAAAAACTCACAGTGCATTTACTGCACAAAAAAGCGCCGTAAATTGTTAGCCAGTTTTCTGGTCTGAGTGGGGTGACGTAGTTGTCGGCTGCCCAAAGTGCGCGAGAGCCGGTGCAATCTGCCCAGCTTCAGGTGTTATTTGATCAGTCATAAACCACATCGTGTACTTGGTGAAGCGCGGGTGTTGAAGGATTTTCATTATTTGCTCCACACCTGGTTTTTTATCGCCAGCCTCATAGCTACAAAAAGAACCGTAAACGATCCCTGTTAACTCACTGAATTCTCTTCTATTTAGTCTTTCAGACTCTCTGATGAGCTTGATTTTTTCATGAATCTCTATTGACATAAAATCACCTATAGTTGAATATTATCACCTATCGTAGATTTATCTTTCCGATGGGTGAATCACCATTAAGAGCAATTAAACCCCATTAAGAGCAATTAATAGCACTAAAGGAGAATCGTAACAGATGAGCAAACAGCTTGTAAGTGTAACTGATGCAGTCCCTTATCAAGAGTTCGCAAGACTTATTGGTAAGACTCCCATGGCTGTTCGGGGAATGATTGATAAAGGGAAGCTACCCATTATTAAAATGACTGATCCGCAGTCAACCAGCGGAACAGTAGGTGAATACTGGGTTTACCTCCCAGCATGGAACAACGGCATGAAACTCGCATATGAAAGTCGCCCGAAAGAAATTAGGGAAGGGTGGCTAATGTGGTTGGGCTTAGGGTCTTAACCGGTTGAAATACATCGCTCAGTTTGTGAATGGCTAGCTGACCAGTCGGCATAAGGGGGTAGAAATGGAACATCAGTTGAAAACCATAAAAGTGGCTTTATTCAGTGGTGAATTAGACGAAATGACACCTTCAAATAGTCTTGTTGTTCCACGAAGTCTGCGTAAGTGGGTGAGTAGCGAAGAGCTCAAAAGTGAACCAGTGTTTATTGATGGTGATGATTTAGTTTTTCGCAGCACTGATGGCTCAGTTGAAATACTACGCCTTGACTTGATACAGCTTCTTTCTGATAACTACGGCCGCATGAAAGAAAGGGCTATAGGGATAAGTATTGATAATCGTTTATATCTGGCGCGCTGTGTAAGAGAAAAGGCTCGGGAGCTGGGTATTACGCTAATGAGCAAAGATGATTGGGATGACATTTTTAATGTGATGGTGCGGTCGCATCGTCCCAAAAAAGCCGCACCACATGAATTAGACGCTTAGTCGTTTATATCAATAAACCCTTGAAGATGATTTGGTTTTTTTGAGTGAGCTAATTCTCTTAACTTAATTGTCAATACATCGACTTGATTCGATTTTTCCACGTCACCCATTGGGGTTGGTAGAGACTCAATTAATGCTACGGCTTGTTCAAGAGTGGTAATTAATTCATTAAGTTTTTGATTGTTCACTTTTTACCTCTTAGTGGTGGAGTTGTTTTTGGCGATTCAATCCTACCACAAGACCATGTACCGGGCATGGGCAAAACCCGGCTACTTAATGGAGGATTTATGCAAGAACCACGTTGTATTGCGCAGCTACTTCGTAAGGAAAGTCCCCAGCCGATGACATTCAAGATTACTCACGGTAAGGGACGTAAAGGCATCATCATCCGCACCCGTAAGCCGGGATTTTTTGCCATGACTAAACGCTTCATAAAATCCATAGGGGTATCGTTATGACGGTTATGACCCTTGCCATTGTGGACAAGCAGCCAGAAGGATTACGTAGTCTGATTGGTAAATATCTTGCAGCGCCCCGCTGGCAGGATAGCTGTGATTTCTATAATCAAATGATGGAGCGCGACCGCCTGACGGTCTGTTTTCATGCTCAATTAAAACAGCGTCATGCGACGATGCGTCTTGAAGAAATGAACGATGTAGACCGGGAGCGTCTGGTGTGCGCTATCGACGAGCTACGTGCTGCATTTTCAAAACGTCGTCAGGTTGGCTCAAGTGAGTCCGCATATATTAGTTTTCTAACGGTTAGCCAACGGCGGTCATTGTTTTTACATGCAGGGTTAAGTGAGGTTGAATTTAATCAGCCTTACTGGCGTATTAATGAAGAATCATGTTATTGGCGTGAAAATTTATTTCGTGCTTTACGTGAGTTGTTTAGCCTGTTTGAGTACGCGCCGACGATATTAACATCGGTCAAGCCTGAGCAATATTTGCATTAATTAAATAATCTAAATTTTAAACGCACTTGATTGTGCGGGACTTCTTTTTGTCTGGAGAAAGTCATGCTTACAGGAACGGAAAAGCAAAGCAGTAATTTTTCTTTATTGCTTCAGCAGGCCAGAGCAGAAGCGCAGGCCGACGCAGCGACTATATTCTCATTTCATCTGGATAAACTGATTCAACATATCGTTACGCAGGAGTTGGAGCGTGTTGAGATTGTCGAGTTACTCAGCCAGGAATCAACGGTACTTCATAACGCAGGTCTCGCCCGTGGGGAGGCTGTTTAATGTCTGTGCTGAAATCTGTGATTCTCAATGGCTGGTTAAAAGTTGCCGTTCTCAAAAATGGTGATTTATCTCTGTCTGACCTCAAAAGTGATAAAGAATCTGGCTTGATGGTTGGGTCAGTTATCGCTATTTATTCGAATGAGTTAAATCTGTTTTCTGATGTTGTCGACCTAATTGTCAAACGTGCTATTTATCGCAAGAAAATAACCACTGTGAATGAATTAATACAATTCATGGCTGAACAATCTACATATTGTGCGTGTGAGCTAAAAAAATTAAATCGGAAAGGTGGTAAATAATGTCAATTTATATTGAGGTGGGCGACCGTTTCGTCGTCACTAGTGACCAGTTTCAATTTATTTTGCAGGAAAAGAAAACTGCAAAATCAGGAAAGAGCGCCGGTAAAGAGTGGCTCGGTGTAATTGGCTATTATCCAACAGTTTCCAGACTCGTATCTGGTCTGATATTACATGGCATTCTGACCGGTGAGGCGGCTAGTTTTGCGGACATTGGCGAGCAGGTCGAGCGCATTGGTCAGCAATGTCAGACTGCGTTTGCTGCAGATGGCCGTTGAAACTCGGGGGCGCGTTGCCCCCTCGCCACCTCCGCCACTACCAAAAAGCACCGGTGATAATTTCGTCGGTGCTTATCCGTGGAATAAATCCCGCGAGGCAGTTGGCCGCGACAGACCCCTTACACGTGCCGAACTCCGTCAGGTGCAAGGTGTTTTAAACCGGATTGATCGCCTGCCGTTTTTCCTGCAAACGCTGTTTACCTCGCGTTATAACTTCATCCGCCGCACAAAGAGCCCTTTGGGTGGGCTGTATTTCCTCAAAAACACGTTTGAGCGCAAGTTGCTGCCGCGTCTTGAGCGTGTTAATGAGCTGTGCGGAATGAATGAATCCGCCTCGATTGGTTTTTTGTCCGAGCGTGACCAGTATATGCGCCTGCCGGATATGAATGACAAAGAGCTTAAGAAGTTTGCGGCCAGAATTGCTTCTCAACTCTGGAGCAAATACGAGGAGTTAAGCGACGCATGGGAGGAGGCGCACGGCGGGAAAGACACTTTATTCACCGATGAGGCGCAGGCGCATTTATACGGTCAGGTGGCCGGTATTGCTCGCGCTTTTAACTTCACCCCGATGTACTGGAAAAAATACCGTAAGGGTCAGATGACGATCCGCATGGCATTTTCTGCTATTTCCCGTCTGATAAAAGATGAGTGGTGGGTCAGCCAGCTCAAGGCGCAGCGGATGCGCTGGCGCGAGGCGCTGCTTATTGCGGCTGGCGAGGTCAACAAAGACCGCTCACCTTACGCAAGCAAAATGGCGATCCGCGATGTGCACGCGCGCCGCCTGGCTAATCTCGAATACCTGAAATCCTGCGAGCTGGAAAACAAAGTCACCGGCGAACGTATCGACCTCATCAGTAAGGTAATGGGGAGTATTTCTAACCCTGAAATACGGCGTATGGAACTGATGAACACTATCGCCGGGATTGAACGCTACGCGGCCAGCGTTGGTGACGTGGGGATGTTTATCACGCTGACCACGCCATCGAAGTATCACCCGACCCGACAGGTCGGCAAAGGTGAAAACAAAACTGTGCAGCTCAATCATGGCTGGAATGAAACCGCATTTACCCCCAAAGACGGCCAGCGCTATCTGTGCCGAATCTGGAGCCTGATACGCACCGCTTTCAAAGATAACGATTTAGAGGTTTACGGGATGCGTGTTGTCGAACCGCACCACGACGGGACGCCACACTGGCACATGATGCTGTTTTGCAAACCCGGTCAGCGTAAAGCTATTAACGAAATTATGCGTCGTTATGCTCTCAAAGAGGACGGGCACGAAAAGGGAGCGGCAAAACAGCGCTTTGAGTCACGTCATCTTAATCAGGGCGGTGCGGCGGGTTATATCGCTAAATACATTGCCAAAAATATCGACGGCTACGCACTCGACGGCCTGCTCGACCACGACACCGGAAAGCCTCTGAAAGATACCGCCGCAGCCGTAACTGCATGGGCGTCTACATGGCGCATCCCGCAGTTTAAACCAATTGGCCTACCGACAATGGGCGCTTACCGCGAACTGCGCAAGCTGCCGCGCGGCGTGAGTATCGCCAGTGAGTTTGACGACCGGGTCGAGGCTGTCCGGGCTGCTGCTGATGAAGGTGAATTTGACCTGTATATCATCGCACAGGGTGGGGCAAACATGCCGCGTGATGCGCAGGCCGTCAGGGTCGCCCGTAAGGTGACTGATGAGGTCAACGAATATGAGGAAGATATCGAGAGAGTGGTCGGCATTTATGCCCCTCACCTCGGGGCGAGTCGCATACATGTAACCCGTACAGCCGAATGGCGCATTGTTCCAAAGATTTTGGCCGTTGAGCCTTTGACCTTAAAAAGCGGCTCTGCCGCGCCTCGGAGTCCTGTCAATAACTGTGGAAAGCTCACCGGCGGTGATACTCCAGTTATGACACCCACACCGTCTGAGCAAGCCGCAGCGGTGTTAAATCTGATTGAGCGCGGGGTTATCGGCTGGAATGAGCCAGACGTCATGAAGGTGCTTAATGGCGCGTTAAAAGCTGGCATCCATCGCAAAAATCGCCAGCAAAGAAGCAATGAGCCATTCAAAACGGGCGAGCAAGCGCCATCAGCCAGGATGACAAAACCAGAAAGGGATCGCTTAGCGAAAATTCGTTTCGATTTGGCTCAGGAGGGCATTACCCCGGAACGGTGGGAGCTTGAAGCGCTGGCGCGTGGGGCAACGGTGATTTATGGCGATAAAAAATTCAAATACGCGGCTGCTGATGAGTGGCCGGGATTCTCAATGCATAAGGAGTGGAGTTAATGAGCAAAATCCATCAGTTAAAAATTGCACCTGAGCATTTTAACGCGGTGATATCTCGGGAAAAACGTGCTGAATTTCGTCTCAATGACCGCGATTATTCTAGCGGTGATATTCTCGGGTTGCATGAATGGGAACCGGTAAACGGATATACCGGGAAACGTGTATCAGTGAGAGTGACAAACGTTACTGATTTAGCTGAATGGGCGGAAAATTATGTGATGCTGAGTTTTCAGTTAATGATGCCAGATGTCCAATGCGGTATATCCCTAATGAACTGGAAAGAGTTAAGCGAGAAAGGGCTTGTTTTCAGAATTAATCGCGAAATTCTACACCCGTTAGGGCTGGCTATTGGATATGAAACGCTTAACGGCGTTTCGGGTGGGGCTTACGTCGCTGATGATGGTGTCTGGCAATATTCCGACAAGATGGTCGCATATGCTAAAAAAAATGGGTGGTTAAAATGAGTCATATGCGAATGATGCCAGTCCCGCCGGTACATTCAACGCAAAACATTAAGCTGATGGCCGTCGTGCATCGCCTGCAACAAATTATGATTAACGAGAATCTGACACCTGACGAACTGGTCGGGTGTGCCGGTGTCGTCCGGGATAATCACCGCAAATACAGCGATATCAGCAATCCAAAAATTGAGGCGTTTCGGCCACCAAATATGGCGAAGCCACCACCGCGTCGACCTTAGCAAACGCCGCCGGTGCTGAAACTTGTTTTCAGTGCCAGCGGGGTTGAACAACGAGCCCCGCGAGGCGTTAGCCTGTCCCGTAGAGACCGCCCCCAACCGGCACGATTAAAGCCGGTTTTATTATGCCATTTTTCCGCGAATTTCCCGTTTTTTAGCCGTGCATGCAACAGGTGCATTGTTTTGCATGCGTCGGGGATGCCCGTTCTGTTCGTGCGCCGCCAGAGCTGGCGCGGATCCTGAGTGGTCATGCAACTGCATTAAAACCGACCCTTGAAGCGGGCAGGCGTGGCGGGGATAGCATTGCGCGCAACGAACAAAAATGATTTTTCGAACTTTGATTGTTCTGGCAACGTTGTCTTAATGTAGTTGATATCTAATGATTTATGTGCTGTCATAGCAGCAATAACTTGTATGACCCTTATCGATAGACTAATTAAACTTTATAAATTAGATTGCTAATGTGCTAAAGCGATTATAAGACTAACGCCATCATGAATTAACGAATTAAGTTAGTCTGTTAAAATGGATGAATTGAGAGAAACAATTTATAAATTAGGAGTAAGTATGAATTGCAATGAACTTTTTTATTCCGCTGATAACCACGAGTTAACGTTGCATGAAAGGACAAAGTTATCTAAGGTGGTTTTAGATAAAGGTATTGCAAAAAAGAATGAGCTAATAGAGTTTTTGAGAGAGGAGTTAAAAGGGGCATTTGGTTGCGACGTTAAGTTTTGGTTGCAAGGATCATACAAAAGTCATACTCTCATTAAGCCTGTTGATAAGTTTTCTTCATATGACATTGATGTGGGCATTTATTTGTTCTTCGATGCAGAGGCAGAGGAGATAAATTCAAAAGATGTCAAGGATACGTTGAAAGATGCTTTGCTATCTTACTGCGAAATAAATAACGAGGCGAAGATTCAGGAGTCAAAGAATGCGTGTGAGGGTTTAATATTTTCTTCATTTCTAACAATCGATACTCCTATCTATTATAAAACGGATACAAAACTAAAACTTGCTACAGATAAAGGTTGGAGTGATAGCGATCCAAAAGCAATACAAGACTGGTTAACAAACTCACATGCTACAAAACCAGATAGAGCATTAATGAAACGACTCGTCCGTTACTTTAAAGCATGGGTTAATGTGCAGTGGCACGGCACTTCATTTAAAAAAATACCTTCATTAGCGATAAATGTCCTAGTTGCTAATAATTTAAATGTTCATGATAGAGAAGATGATAGTTTTATACATACAGTGTTGGCTATTTGTGAACAATTAGAACGTTCGATGGAAGTAAAGAATCCTCTTAATGGCGACAATTTGCTTGCAATGCCTGATGATGCTTTAACTTTCGCGTACCAAAAGCTTCAACAATTGAAGAAAGTTTGTATAGATTGCATAGCTGCCAACGAAAATGAAAGGAATATAAATTTTTCTAATTTGTTTCAGCATTATTTCCCTCAGGTAACGATCGTATCAAACGGAGGAGGCACTGGTCTGCCAGCGATTACTACACCCCCAGTAATATCTGTCTGTCGTTATGATAAACATGGTTCACATATTGAAACTGTCCTAACGGATCAGTTAACGGTAGATAAAGGTGACTCATTAACATTCACCATTTGTAATTCTGAGTTTTTTAACCCTTATGCTCAGACGAAATGGACGGTTAGAAATGTTGGTAGCCAAGCTAATGATGCCAATGATATAGGGCATATTGAATATGGAAAACCAAACGAAAGTCATAAGCGGGGAACGTCGTATACTGGCTCGCATACAATGGAGTGTATGGTTACTTACAATGGTGCTGTTTTAGGTTTAAAAGTTATTCAAGTTAAAGTGCGACCTGCAATTTCGGTTAAAAGACCTATTAGAAAATTTTGGAGGTGATAGTATGTGGGAACTAATGCCACCAAAAGCTAAATACGGATTATCAATTGGAATTTCTATTCTTATCTTTCTTTTGTATAAGGAATGTTTTAAGTTTCCTTTTGCTAGGTCTATCTCCTTTACAATCAGTACCGTTACCATCCTTGCTTGGCTGTTTGGGAAATATTTATGGAAATATATTTACTTTGGCATGTTTAAGCGGAATTTCTGCCCAGATTTCAATGGCACGTGGACGGCTACGATAAAATCAAATTTTAGCCCGAATACTCAGGTTGAATTTCCATTAAAGATAGAGGCTGATTTTTTCTCTGTTAAGATGACAGGCAATACTACTATCGGAAGAACATATACAAATCTATGTAAAATTGTTCGTGCAGAAGATGATAGTTTTGAGTTGGTATATATGTTTAGAGTTATGAATGACTCTCCATCGGATTCTGATGCTGTTTTCTATGAAGGGGCGGCGAGGTTACGCGTAGTTGACATTGACTCTATGAAAATGGTGGGGGTCTTTTGGACAAATCGATGTTGGCAAAATAATTTAAATACTGCTGGCTCTATAACTTTAACCAAACAGAATTAGCTTTCATTGGTTTCAATCCTACTTTTCTTGGGTCAGGATTAGCAGACTCTGTCAGAGTTGGTACGTACCATTTAGTTGGTACGTACCCTGTCATCTAATCTGCGTCAATAATGTAATCCTTGAAGCGGATCACTTCCATCCCGAGCCAGTCGTTAATCTCTTTAAAGCGCTCCTGCAACGGGGTCAGCTCATTCCGTACAAACACCCGCGCTACCTTCTCAACATCCCCCATTGAGCCAATATTTTCCGGCTTGCCGCCCATGAGCTGGAACGGTACGCGGTGCGCATCGAGCAGGTCAGCGGCGCTCACCTTTTTAATATTGAAAAAATCATCTTTCGTGGCGACCTCACTCAGCGGCACAATCTTGATGCCATCCGGTTTCCCGTTGGGCGCGTAGAAAAACAGGTTTTTAAAATTCCCGAGTCCCTTTGAATCACGCATTGCAGAACGCAGCGACTCGACGTCAGTGCTGCTCTGCGCCGCGTCGGTGACGTACATGATGTAACCCGCATGCGCTCCATTCTGGTAATACTTGCGACGAAACAGGGTGGCGGATTCATTCAGCCAGGCGGAATTAAGTGCGCTCAGGTATTCCGGCATGCCGTACAGTTCCTGATTGATGTCAGGCTCCAGCAAGTGAAACACCGAGCCGGGTGCGAACTGGTGGGGGTTGTTAAAGCTCGATATGTACCAGTAAACACCTTCCTCGACACCCCGGCGGGTGTACTTTGCCGGTGATGTTTCCAGTTTTAAAAGCTGGCCGGTCACGCTCATGCGCTTCTCAAGATAGCCGTTGGCAAAGACCAGATAATCCAGCACGAGGCGGCTGAAATCCTGACGCGACAGCAGCGGGTGCGGGATGTAGGTGCTCGTCAGAATATTTCGTTTCACGTAAATCGGCGAGCTGTGATGCACGGCGGCGCGCAGGCTTTTTGCCAGACCTGAGAAGTTGACCGGCGGCTCGTACCATTTCCCGTTATTGATGCACTCGACATAATCGAGGATATCGCGGCGATCCAGAACGGCGGAGGGCTCACCAAAGGTGAACGCCTCCATTTTTTGCGGTGCGCTGGCGGTTGTTGTGGCGTGTTTCTTCTGATGTTTTTTCATGTCAGTTAATATCCAGAATTGACGTTGAATGCATACCGCTACCGGCGGAAAGCGGCTCGTTTAACAGGGCGTGCATAGTTGCCCATGCGATGTCTGCGTGGCTGGCTTCTTCACTGCGGCTGGCCTCATAGGTGGAGCTGCGCCCGCTGCTGGTCATGGTTTTACGGATAGCCATAAATGACTGTGTGATGTCGGTTGCACCGGCGTCGTATTCCAGACACCCGCGTCTGATGGTGTCTTTCGCTTTCAGCACCATCGCGGTTTTCATTTCCGGTGTGTAGCGAATGGCGCGCGCTGCAGGGAAGAACGAGCGCACGAGCTGGTAAACACCCTGGCCGATGCCGGTCGCATCAATGCCGATATACTCGACGCAGTATTTTTCAGTCAGCTCGCGGATGGCCCCGGCCTGTGTCGCAAAATCCATGCCTTTCCACTGGTGACGCTCAAGAATGCGGAACTTGCCACCGGCAACCAGTGGCGGAGCCAGTACCGCACAGCCTGCGCTGTCGCCGGTATGTGACGGGTCATAGCCAATCCACACCGGACGCCAGTTAAACGGACGGTCAGAAAACGGCTCGAAGTCTTCCCATTCTTCCATCGCATCGACCATGCAGCGCTGCAGCTCCTCGAACGGGAATACCGATGCCTTGTCATCGACAAACTCACACATGAAGAGGTTGCGGAAATCGTCGGCGCTGTTTTCCTGTTTCAGCTGATCCAGATTAAACAGCGTGCATCCCCCGGCGAGCGCGTCCTCGATGGTGACAATCTGCCGCCACTGGCCGTCCGGGCACAGCACGCCCCCGGCCAGCGCCTTATGACTGATATCGATGTCGACACGCTCGGTGGCGCTACTGCGTCCCCGGTTGAACAGCTCACCTGACCAGAACGGATACGCGCCATGTGCCAGCGTCGAGGGCGTTGAAAAGTAGGTGGTGCGCAGGTGGGACTGTGAAGCCATCCCCGAGGCGACTTTGCGCAGTTTCTGAAAGTTGGGGATCCAGAAGATTTCATCGACATACAGGTCGCCGTTATGACTCTGCGCCGTGTTGGAATTGGTTCCGAGAAAAATCAGCTCTGCGCCATTGTTGCCGATGACAATCGGGTCGCCTGACAGGTCGACCTCGACCATGCGCGCAAAGGCGATGATGTACTTTCGGAACACGTAAGCCTGCGTCTTACTGGCCGACAAAAATATCTGGTTTTGCCCGGTTTTCAGGGCGCGCAGCAGTGACTCGCGGGCAAAGTAAAATGTTGCGCCAATCTGGCGCGATTTGAGGATGTGGCGAATACGGTGCGCGATACCGGCCTTGTGCCAGTTGAGCTGATACTCAAAGGACTGATCGAAGAAAATCTCTTCGAGCTTTTCGATAGCCTCATCGCTGAAAAAATTACGTTTTGGCTTGCGGCGGTCGCCTTTGTTGCGGCTGGCAATGTTGGGATTTAAATCTGCCTCGTTTCCGGTCTGGCCGTAGCGGCTGACACGCGCGAGCCGTTCCATCTGGCGTGACAGAAAATCAGCGACCTTGAAATCATGCGGCGTCAGGTCAGGCTTTGCATAAAGCTGAATCAGACGCGCCTCGAGCGTGGATTCCACGCGGTTAAGCGGGGCGGTTTCCTCCCAGCCGTCACGTTGTTTCCAGCTCTGCACGGTCGGGCGCTTGACCTGCAGAGTGTCGGCGATTTGTGGCACGGAAAACCCCTGCCAGAACAGCAGGCGCGCCTGTCGTCGCGGGTCGTGCAAAAGGGAGAGGTCAGTTGAAATGGTCATGGTTGCCTCGTGTCAGTGAATACGGGGCAAGGCTAAGGAAATAGCGGGGCATTATCGCTAACCCCCTGTTGTGTCAGGGGGTACACGTCTGCAAGCGGTGGCTGATGCGGGGCGGAGTCGGGAAACTACACCCGAACCGAAAACCCAACATCAGGACTCCTGAACAATGGCAAAGAAAGTTTCTAAATGGTTTCGCATCGGCGTCGAGGGTGACACCTGCGATGGCCGCGTGATTAACGGCGAAGATATTCAGGACATGGCGGACACCTTCGACCCGCGCGTCTACGGTTGCCGTATTAACCTCGAACACATCAAAAGCCTCTGGCCTGACAGCCCGTTTAAACGCTACGGCGACGTGACCGAAGTGAAAGCGGAAATCATCAGTGATGACTCTGCGCTGAACGGCAAAAAGGCACTGTTTGGCAAGATTGCACCGCTTGATGAACTGGTGAGCATGGTGCGTGCCGGTCAGAAGGTTTACACCTCCATGGAAATTCGCCCGAATTTCTCAAATACCGGTAAATGCTATCTGATTGGTCTCGCTGTGACCGATGACCCGGCAAGCCTCGGCACCGAATATCTTGAATTCTGCAGCCGTGCGGTGCAGAACCCGCTCGCCGGTAAAAAAGACCAGCCGGGCGACCTCTTCTCGGTGGCCTCCCTTGCTGAGCTGGAATTCGAGGATGTTCCCGAGACCATGCTCAACAGCCTGACCGACAAGGTCAAATCGATTTTCAGCCGCAAACAGGTCAGCGATGACGCCCGTCTTGCTGATGTGCATGAGGCAGTGACCGCCGTCTCTGAGCAGGTACAGACCAACCTGACCGCCACCGAAACGCGTGTCACTGAGCTGGAAACCGCCTTTGCACAGCTAAAGCAGGACGTGACCAGCCAGACCACGCAGAGCACGCAGGCGTTTAACGCCCTGAAAAGCTCCCTCGATAACACCGAAAGCTATCGCCAGCCGCGCCGCGAGAAATCGAAAGGCGGGACGGGTGACGAGCTGCTGACCAACTGCTGACAGACCTGCCGGGTGCGCGTCGCCCGGCCTGATGCCCCTTTTTAGAAAAACAGGAATAACAATGCGTAAAGATACCCGCTTTAAATTCAATGCTTACCTGTCCCGCGTGGCGGAGCTGAACGGCGTCGACACCGATGATGTGGCGAAAAAATTCACCGTTGAGCCGTCCGTGACGCAGACCCTGATGACCACCCTGCAGGCGTCATCCGCGTTTCTGACCAAAATCAATATCGTGCCGGTCGACGAGCTGAAAGGCGAAAAAGTCGGGGTCGGCGTCAACGGTACGATTGCGAGTACCACGGACACCGCCGCCGATGACGAGCGTAAGACCGCTGATTTCACTGCGCTCGAATCCAACAAATACGAGTGTGCGCAAATCAACTTTGATTTCCATATTCGTTACAAGCAGCTCGACCTGTGGGCGCGATTCCAGGACTTTCAGACCCGTATCCGTGACGCGATTATCAAGCGTCAGTCGCTCGATTTCATCATGGCCGGTTTCAATGGTATCACCCGCGCGGAGACCTCCAACCGCAAAACGAATCCGATGCTGCAGGATGTCGCGGTGGGCTGGCTGCAGAAATACCGCAATGAAGCTGCCGCGCGCGTGATGTCCAACGTCACCGATGATGACGGCAAGGTCATTTCCGATGTGATCCGCGTGGGTAAAAACGGTGACTATGAAAACCTCGATGCGCTGGTGATGGATTCGACCACCAACCTGATTGATGAGATTTATCAGGATGACCCGGAGCTCGTCGTTATCACTGGCCGTAAGCTGATGGCAGATAAATATTTCCCGCTGGTCAACAAGGCGCAGGAAAACAGCGAAACGCTGGCCGCTGACATCATCATCAGCCAGAAGCGTATCGGCAACCTGCCTGCTGTGCGTGTGCCGTATTTCCCGGCGAATGCCCTGATGGTGACGCGTCTCGATAACCTATCGATTTACTTCATGGATGATGCACACCGCCGCGCCATCATCGAGGAGCCGAAGAAAGACCGCGTCGAAAACTACGAGTCGATGAATATTGACTATGTGGTCGAGGCTTACGCCGCCGGTTGCCTGATTGAAAACATCAAACTCGGTGACTTCACTGCACCTGCTGCACCGGAAAGCGGGGAATAAGCCATGACGAGTCCCGCAGCGCGTCACATGATGCGGGTCTCGGCCTCTGAAACTGCGCGGCGGGCTGCTGCTCCGCTGCGCAATGCAACTGCCTATGAGCAGATGCTCGTCAAGCTGGCCGCAGACTGTCGCACGTTAAAACAAATCCGCTCCAATGAACGCAAGGCAGACAAAAAGCGTGAGCTGCTGCCGTTCTATATGCCGTGGGTGTCGGGTGTCCTCAGCGCCGGAAAAGGGGCGCAGGATGACATTGTCATGACCGTCATGCTGTGGCGTCTCGATGCGGATGACATCGCCGGTGCGCTGGAGATTGCCCGCTATGCGATGACCTATGGCCTGACCATGCCGACCGGCGGCCACCGACGCACCACGCCGTATTTACTGGCCGAAGAGGTCGCCCTGTCAGCGCAGCGCCTGCTCGATGCGAAACAGCCTGTCGGGCTGCAGCTCCTGCTCGACACCATCGCACTGACCGAACGGGCAGACATGCCGGATATCGTGCGCGCGAAGCTGCACAAAATTACCGGCTACGTGCTGCGTGAGGCTGGCCGTCTGACTGACGCGCTGGCGCACCTGCAGCGTGCGATCCAGTTAGAGCGAACTGTCGGTGTGAAAAAAGATATTGAACAGCTCGAGCGTGCGCTGAAACCCAAAGCAGAACCCGCACCCAAACAGAATAAACCGCGCACGCGCAAACCTGCCGCCAAACCGTCGGCACGGCGCGGGCGTCCCCCGAAAGCGGCAAAAGCCGCAGGTTAACAGAACGCTCCCCGAGCCGGGCGGCACGCCGGTCAATGCGGGTATTGATTGCCCTGACTGCGACCGGCGTCCACCGCCCACCCATTACCCGAGGTTGTCATGACGACAGTGATTATTGAGCCAAAAAAAGAGCCGCAGGATGTGCCGGGCGTGGTGATACCACCACCGGACGTGAGCGAGCCGGTAATAAAAAATACCTTCTTTTTCCCTGATGTGGATCCGAAGCGTGTGCGCGAGCTGATGCGTCTGGAGCAGACCGTTTCCGCGCTGCGCCTGAATGATGCGATTAAAGCCGGTATGGCTGAAACCAATGCGGAGCTTGCCCTGTGGCGGGTTGAGCAAATGGCCGCAGGGCATAACACGCTGGCCGATGTGCCAGCCGATGATATCGATGGCGAAAGCGTGCGCTGTTTCCATTATTTCCGCGCCGTCTGCGCCATGACCAGTGCCACGCTGTTTGAGCGCTATCGCGGCATCGATGCGACGGCGAAAGGTGACCGTAAGGCGGAAAGCACCGAGGCGGTTATCGATGAGCTGTGGCGGGATATGCGCTGGTCTGTGGCGCGTATTCAGGACAAGCCGCGCTGTATTGTCGGCCAAATCTGATGAAGGTCAGGGCTATGCAGGGCGACACCCTCGATGCGATTTGCGCCCGGTATTACGGGCGCACTGAGGGCGTCGTTGAAACGGTGCTGCAGGCGAATCCGGGGCTGTCGGAGCTGGGCGTTATTCTGCCGCACGGCAAGGCAATAGAACTGCCCGAAACTGACAGCGCCCCGAAAACCGAGACGGTGAATTTATGGGACTGAGTGTGGAAAAAATCACGACGTTTATCGCTTACTGGCTGGCCGTGGGGCTGGCGTATTTCGGGGCGATGTCCCCCGAAAAGCTGGCGCTCTATGTGGGGAGTGCCTGCGCCATTTTTACCGCGCTGACGAATTACTGGTTTAAGCGCAAAACCTACCGCTACCTGACCTCACTCGGACTCGATAAGGAGGCTGCCCGTGAGCTCAATCATTAAACGCTGCAGTGTGGCCGCCGTGCTGGCGCTGGCCGCGCTGATGCCTGACTTTCGTCTGCTTAACACCTCGCCCGAGGGGCTGGCACTGATTGCCGACCTCGAAGGATGTCGCCTGACACCTTACCAGTGCAGCGCGGGAGTGTGGACGTCGGGCATCGGCCACACTGCCGGGGTGGTCCCGAAAGGGGATATCACCGAGCGACAGGCGGCGGAGAATCTCGTTGCCGATGTGCTTAACGTCGAGCAACGGCTCGCGGTCTGTGTTCCGGTGGATATGCCACCGCGCGTCTATGAATCGCTGGTCAGTTTTGCGTTTAACGTCGGAACCGGTGCGGCCTGCAGGTCGACGCTGGTCTCGTATATCAAACGTCATCAGTGGTGGCAGGCGTGCGACCAGCTCACCCGCTGGGTGTATGTCAACGGCACAAAAAACAAAGGGCTGGAGAACCGCCGCGCGCGGGAGCTGGCGTATTGCATGAAAGGAGTTACTCAATGAAACAACACATTACCTCACTGATTTTTGATTCCCTGCTGGCGCTGATGCTGTTTATGGGGCTGACGAACCCGCAGAGCGTGGCAGTCAATTTCGTTGCCGTATGGGCGCTGTTTGGCTGTCTGGTCTGCATTGCTGCCAGCCTCGCTGGTGTGGTTGCCTATGAGCACTGGCAGGGAAACCGGCAAAAGGGGATCCCGCTGAATGATGCGTTAATGAAGGTTTTTCGTTTTGTGTTTTGTCGTAAACCTTCCCCGCTGCGTCGCTTCTGGTCGCTGCTTATTTTTGCTGGCGTTTTTGCCTGTCTGGTCGGCGCGGGATGGGTGTTTACAGCGCTGCTGTATCTGATTTGTGTCCTTGTGCTTAAAGCTGTGCGCACTGCTTACCGTCAGCGCATCGAGGGGGAGGGGGGGTGTCCAGATTCATTGTGATCCTTCTGGTTGCTGCGCTGGCCGGGTTACTGTGGCTGCGACATGAAAATGAGAACTTATCCCGGTCATTTGAGAAAGCGAACCGCGTCGCCAGTGCGCAAAAGATGACGATTGGCATGCTGAAGAATCAACTTGCCGTATCGCAGCGAATCGCCAGGGCGAATGAGGAGGCGCAGGTCAGACTCGGTGATGAGCTGGCCGTTGCCGGTGAGCAGGCGGCAAGGCGGGAAGAAACCATAACGAGGCTGATGAATGAAAATGAGACGTTACGCCGCTGGTACAGCGATAAGTTGCCTGATGCTGTGCGCCGGTTGCACATCCGAACCGGCTGCGCCTCCGCCGCCCGTTGTTTACAACGCCTGCCCGAAGGTGAGCCTCTGCCCGATGCCGGGAAGCGAGCCCGTCACTAACGGTGATCTGAGTGCAGATATTCGCAGGCTTGAGCATGCGCTCACCGCCTGTGCGATTAAGGTCGAAACCATCAAAGACTGTCAGGATAGAATCGATGCAGAAAATGAAAAGCCTGCGCAAAGCGCTGAATGACGCCGTCCCGCAGCTCCTGAATAACCCCGAGATGATGCGCATCTTTGCCGATGAGGGAAATATCGATGCGCGTCTCGCGGCCTCACTGTCCCATGAAAAGAAATACACTCTGAATGTGATCGTGTGTGACTTTGTCGGCGACCCCGACCTGATTTTTGTGCCGGTGGCGGCGTGGCTGCGAGAAAACCAGCCGGATATCTGCACGCTCGATGAGGGGCGCAAAAAGGGCTATCGATTCCAGATGGATTTAAACGACGGGGATAATGTTGATATCAGTATCAGCCTGCAACTGACTGAGCGCACCCTTGTCCGGGAGGAAAACGGCGCGTTACACGTCAGCTATGCCCCGGAGCCTCCCCTGCCGGAGCCTGTCACCCGTCCGACCGAGCTCTATATCAATGGTGAGCTGGTGAGTAAATGGGATGAGTGAATTAACGCCTTTTGATGACCAGATAGCGGGGCTTATCGGGGCATTGTCACCAGCGTCGCGGCGCAGGCTGGCCGCAGAGATAGCGAAACAACTGCGCGCCGCACAGCAGCAACGTATCAGGCAACAAAAAGCGCCGGACGGCTCACCGTATGAGAGCCGAAAACGCCAGCCGCTCAGGGCGAAAAAAGGGCGAATAAAACGGGCGATGTTTCAGAAGCTGAGAACGAGTCGCTATATGAAAGCCAGTGGCCGTAATGATGCTGCTGTGGTGGAGTTCACCGGTAAGGTGCAACGTATTGCGCAGATTCATCAGCTCGGACTCAAAGACCGGCCTAATCCTCATGCTCAGGACGTGCAATACCCGGAACGCCAGTTACTAGGATTCAGCCAGGAAGATAAGAAACTCGTCGAGACGCTAATAATTAAGCATTTAAGTTGAATTAATGGCGATGAACGGTAGTTCGCCATCGCCATAAGAGTGTTATCTATAAGTTGCTGCTTGTTTTATTTAATTTTCTTAGTTTAATGTGGCGTTTAACCCAATTAATAATGGTGTGGGTTAATTTCTTTTTCTGTTTCGTATTTGTTCGTAATTCTTCTAGTTCTATGAATGCAATGTATTGAAATTTGGAAGTCTCTTCTCTGCCGTTGTTACGTAGTGTGTTTATTAGTTCTTTTTCGCTATTTTTATTGTAAAGGATGAAGGCTGAAACTGCACTTTGAACATTGAACGCTTGCTTACGTATTAAGTCATCCGAAGTGATGCTTATTTCGTTATGCAATCTTAAATAATTAAGGTAGTCATCGCTGCTTCCGTCGCATTGAGAAAAAAGATAGCTCTGCATTAAAGATTGAGATGTCGTTAGAAAATCGACATACATTTTTGTTTTTTCATTTATTTCTTTACTGATTTGAGCGGTGGTCAGTTTTTTGTTTTCGTGATCCTGTGTGATTCTGAGTGTAAGCCAACTGCTTACTAAAGCGATTAAAGAGCCAAGTCCGATTTTTACGGCGTTGTCAGCAACATCCATCCAGGTAGAAGCCATTTTATATCCTTGGGTTAATTTCGTGTTTCGATATTATAAATTGGTTTTTAATTGTAAATAAATAGAAATGAGTCCACCATAATCGCTATGGGGGTGTTGTGTGAGGCACCATTGAACCTCATGCAGTGGTGACAGGCCTCTTCCGTCGGCATTATTTCACCATGAATACTTTAAACTCCATTCAGGATATCGCCCGCGCTATCCGAAACCTTATCCGCACCGGTATTGTGACTGCAGTCAATCCCGATGAGGGGGTCTGTCGTGTCCAGACCGGCGGGATGCAAACCACCTGGCTAAACTGGCTGACCTGCCGCGCCGGTCGCTCGCGTGTCTGGTGGGCTCCCTCGGTTGGCGAGCAGGTGCTCATTCTGGCTATTGGTGGCGAGCTTGATACCGCCTTTGTGCTGCCTGGTATTTTCTCTGATGACCATCCCGCGCCGTCGGCCTCCCCTGATGCCTTTCACGTTTCCTTTCCTGACGGAGCGGTTATTGAGTATGAGCCCGAAAGCGGGGCGCTCACGGTGAGTGGCATCAAAACCGCTGATGTCACCGCGTCGGACGTCATTACCGCAACGGTGCCGCTGGTACTGGTCAAAGCGTCCACACGCATCACGCTCGATACCCCCGAGGTGGTCTGCACCAACAAGCTGACCACGGCCACGCTTGAGGTGCAAAAGGGCGGGAAGATGAGCGGCAACATCGAACATGACGGCGGCACGTTTAAATCAAACGGCGTACAGGTGGATGACCATGACCACGGCGGCGTGAAACGGGGCGATGACAGAACGGTGGGGACAAAATGACGACGAGCTATCTGGGCATGAACAGTCATACCGGGCTCAGTATTTCTGAGGTTGAGCATATCAGGCAGAGCGTGCGCGACATTCTGGTCACGCCGGTGGGCTCGCGTGTGATGCGTCGTGAATACGGCTCGCTGCTGTCGGTGCTTATTGACCAGCCGCAGACCCCGGCGCTACGTCTGCAGATTATGACCGCGTGCTATTCCGCGATCCAGAAGTGGGAGCCACGCGTCAGCCTGACGACCATCACCTTTGAACGCGGAGAGAATGACGGCGCGATGTATGTCGATATCACCGGCACGCGGTCGACGTCAGGCCAGCCCTTTTCTATCACCATTCCCCTGAGTTAAACACTATGGCTATTGTTGACCTGAGCCTGCTCGCTGCGCCTGATGTGGTGGATGAGCTGGATTATGAAACCATTCTGGCAGAGCGAAAGGCGACGCTTGTCTCACTGTATCCCGAGGAACAGCAGGAGGCGGTCGCGCGCACGCTGACACTTGAATCTGAGCCGATGGTTAAGTTACTGCAGGAGAACGCTTACCGTGAGGTTATCTGGCGTCAGCGCGTGAATGAATCGGCGCGCGCGGTCATGCTGGCGTATGCCGCCGGTAATGACCTCGATAATATCGGCGCAAATTTCAGCGTCGGGCGTCTTGTTATCACGCCTGCCGATGAGACCACGCTGCCGCCCACACCTGCCGTTATGGAATCGGATACCGATTACCGTCTGCGCATTCAGCAGGCGTTTGAAGGAATGAGCGTGGCCGGGTCTGGCGGCGCTTATCAGTTCCATGGTCGCAGCGCTGACGGACGGGTCGCAGATATCTCAGTGACCAGCCCGTCGCCCGCCTGCGTGACAATTTCTGTGCTGTCGCGTGAAAACAACGGCGTCGCCTCTGATGAGCTGCTCACTGTTGTCCGTAATGCGCTTAATGCCGAAGATGTCAGGCCGGTCGCAGACCGTGTGACGGTGCAGTCAGCCGACATTGTTGACTACCAGATAACCGCCTCGCTTTATCTCTATCCCGGTCCCGAGAGTGAACCCATTCGCGCCGCTGCCGTGAAAAAGCTGGAGGGCTATATCAGTGCGCAGCACCGCCTCGGGCGCGACATTCGCCTGTCTGCCATTTATGCCGCGCTGCATGTCGAAGGTGTCCAGCGTGTGGAGCTGGCCGCACCGGTGGCTGACCTCGTGCTCAGCAGTGCACAGGCGTCATTTTGCACTGATTACAGCATTGTGATCGGGGGCTCGGATGAGTGATACCCGTCTGTTGCCGGTGGGCTCGTCACCGCTTGAAGTGGCGGCGGCGCGTGCCTGCGCTGATATCGAAAACACCCCCGTCCCGCTGCGTCGTCTGTGGAGTCCCGACACCTGCCCGGCTAATTTGCTGCCGTGGCTGGCGTGGGCGTTTTCTGTCGACCGCTGGGATGAGAACTGGCCGGAGGAAACGAAGCGCGCTGTCATCCGTGATGCGTACTTTATTCACTGCCACAAAGGCACTATCGGCGCTGTTCGTCGGGTGGTGGAGCCGCTCGGCTATGTCATCAACGTCACTGAGTGGTGGGAGACCAGCGACCCGCCCGGCACATTCCGGCTTGATATCGGTGTGCTGGAAAGCGGTATCACTGAGGAAATGTATTTTGAAATGGAGCGCCTGATTGCGGATGCGAAGCCTGCCAGCCGTCATCTGATTGGTCTGAATATTATCCAGGACATTCCCGGTCATATGTTTGTCGGTGGTGTGGTGTATGACGGCGACATTATTACGGTTTATCCCGGATGAGTGAGGAATAATGAGCACAAAATTTAAAACAATCATTACCACTGCCGGAGCTGCAAAACTGGCGGCGGCGACGGTGCCGGGTGGTAAAAAAGTGAACCTTACCGCGATGGCCGTCGGTGATGGCGGCGGCGCACTGCCGGAGCCGAACGTCGGGCAGGTAAAGCTCATCAATGAAGTCTGGCGTCATGCGCTGAATAAAATCAGCCAGGACAACAAAAATAAAAACTATATCGTGGCTGAGCTGGTCATTCCTCCCGAGGTGGGCGGCTTCTGGATGCGTGAGCTGGGTCTGTATGATGACGCAGGCACGCTGATAGCCGTTGCCAATATGGCGGAGAGCTACAAGCCGGAGCTGGCGGAGGGCTCGGGGCGTGCGCAGACCTGTCGCATGGTAATTATTGTCAGCAGTATCGCCTCAGTGGAGCTGTCCATTGACGCGACAACGGTCATGGCGACGCAGGATTATGTTGACGACAAACTGGCAGAGCATGAGCAGTCCCGCAGGCATCCTGACGCCACGCTGAAAGAAAAAGGCTTTGTGCAACTCAGCAGCGCCACCGACAGCACGTCTGAGAGCCTCGCAGCGACGCCAAAGGCAGTTAAGGCGACGTATGACCTTGCCAGTGGTAAATATACGGCTCAGGACGCGAGCACGGCGCAGAAAGGTCTGGTGCAGCTCAGCAGCGCCACCGACAGCACGTCTGAGGCGCTCGCCGCGACGCCGAAAGCGGTTAAGACGGCGTATGACCTTGCTAATGGTAAATATACGGCTCAGGACGCGAGCACGGCGCAGAAAGGTCTGGTGAAACTGAGCAGCGCCACCGACAGCACGTCTGAGACCCTCGCCGCGACACCGAAAGCGGTTAAGGCGGTGAATGATAATGCGAATGGTCGCGTCCCGTCTGAGCGAAAAGTTAACGGACATTCGCTGGCCGGTGATATCAGCGTCACGTCACAGGATATTTTTGACGGTCAGTGCATTGAGCTTGGTGCTGACCAGAATCTGGATAATTACCAGACGCCGGGTCTGTATTTTCAGCCTGCAAATGCCAATACCAGTGCTGCGCTGCATTACCCGGAAAATAATGCCGGTTCGCTGATGGTGTTAAAGGGCGCAGGGATAACGCAGGTTTATCGCGTGTACAGCAGTTCCCGAAGCTATTCGCGGAGCAAATATTCCACGCAGCCGTGGACGACGTGGACACCCGATGATGCTTTTCCTGTCGGCGCGCCGATCCCGTGGCCATCCGATACCGTTCCGCCCGCTCACGCCTTAATGCAGGGACAACCTTTTGATAAATCAGTCTATCCGTTGCTGGCTGTGGCGTATCCCTCTGGCGTTATTCCAGATATGCGCGGCCAGACGATAAAGGGCAGACCTGATGGCCGTGCTGTTTTGTCTCAGGAGCTGGACGGCATTAAGTGGCACGACCACGGCGCAACGGTCGCAAGTACCGACCTCGGAAACCGGGACACCACCGGATTTGACTACGGAACCAAACCGGTATCGGTCTTTGACTATGGCACAAAATCCACAACCGGCGCGGGCGCACACAACCACCCGATTTCCGGGCGAACGCAGTTCGGTCAGGCGGGGGATGTTGTTGCCATGTCCAATACCGGCTCTGACAGGACAAACTGGGGGGCTGTTGGTGGCGTCGGCGACCACGCTCACGCCGTCGGCATTGGTGCGCATGATCACGTTGTGGGGATAGGGGCGCATGCTCACTCTGTCTACATTGGTGCGCACAGTCACGGTGTGACCGTTTCGCCCTCGGGTCAGGCTGAAAACACCGTAAAAAACACCGCATTTAATTATTTAGTGAGGCTTGCATAATGGCTTTTAAAATGACCAGCACCAACCGGGTTATTACGATTTACAACCTGTCATCTGCCACGAATGAGTTTATCGGTAAAGGGGATGGTTTTATTCCGGCCAATACGGGCTTGCCTGCCTACAGCACCGATATTGCGCCCCCAAAAGTAACGGCGGGTTTTGTGGCTGTTTTCGATGCTCAGGCTAATAAATGGTCGCGGGTGGAAGACCACCGCGGGACAACCGTTTATGACATCAGCACCGGCAAGCCCGCTGTTATTGAAAAGCTGGGTGCTCTGCCTGATAACGTTGTGTCGGTTGCACCTGACGGGGAGTATGTAAAATGGGATGGCGCTAAGTGGATACACGATGCCGAAGCGGAAAAAACATTTTGTCAGGGGCAGGCGGCGCAGGAAAAAGCAAACCTGCTGATGATTGCAACATCGGCTATTGCCCCGCTGCAGGATGCCGTTGATCTGGATATGGCAACGGAAGACGAAGCGGCGCGTTTACTCGCATGGAAAAAGTATCGCGTCATGCTCAACAGGGTCAAACCCGAAGATGCACCCGATATCACATGGCCGGAACTGCCCGCATAACCGGCATCACTCAGGCGGGCGGTTGCCCGCGCTTTCCTGCCTCCGGTTGTGTCAGACCTTATCCAACCCTGACAAATAGCCCGCCGTCACCACACAACAGAAAATACACTCACCCTTAACCACGGAGTTAAACGGATGAGTGATTTTCATCATGGCGTAGAGGTCATCGAGATTAACGATGGCGTGCGCACCATTTCCACCGTCTCAACGGCCATCATCGGCATGGTCTGCACGGCCAGCGATGCTGACGAAAAGACATTTCCCCTCAATGAGCCGGTGCTCATTACCAACGTACAAAGTGCTATCGGCAAGGCGGGCAAAAAGGGGACGCTGTCGACGTCCCTGCAGGCCATCGCTGACCAGTGTAAGCCGGTCATTGTGGCCGTGCGCGTGGCCGAAGGCGCAGAAGACCCGGACGACCCGGAGGCCGGGAAGAAACAAACCATTTCCAACATCATCGGCACGACCGACGAAAACGGTAAATACACCGGCCTGAAAGCACTGCTGGCGGCGCAGACCGTCACCGGCGTGAAGCCGCGCATTCTCGGAGTGCCGGGTCTTGACCCGCAGGAAGTGGCGACGGCGCTCGCGTCCACCTGCCAGAGCCTGCGTGCCTTTGGCTATGTCAGTGCGTGGGGCTGCAAAACCATTTCTGATGCCATCGATTACCGTGAGAATTTCAGCCAGCGTGAGCTGATGGTTATCTTCCCGGATTTTCTGGCATGGGACACCACGGCGAATGAGACTGCGACAGCCTGGGCAACGGCGCGCGCGCTCGGTCTGCGTGCCAAAATTGACCAGACCGTCGGCTGGCATAAAACCCTGTCAAACGTCGGCGTGAATGGCGTCACCGGCGTCAGCGCCTCGGTGTCATGGGATTTGCAGGAGCCCGCGACCGACGCCAACCTGCTTAACAAAGCCGGTGTTACGACGCTTATCCGCAATGACGGTTTCAAATTCTGGGGAAACCGCACCTGCTCAGATGACCCGCTTTTCCTGTATGAGAACTACACCCGCACCGCGCAGGTACTGGCCGACACGATGGCGGAGGCGCATGCGTGGGCGATGGATAAACCCATCACCCCGACCCTCATTCGTGACATCGTGTCGGGCATCAATGCCAAATTCCGCGAGCTGAAAAACAACGGATATATCGTTGACGGCTCCTGCTGGTATGACCCGGAGTCGAACGAGACCGCGACCCTGAAAGTCGGGAAGCTGTATATCGATTACGACTACACCCCCGTCCCGCCGCTGGAGAACCTGACCCTGCGCCAGCGCATCACCGATACCTATCTGGCGAACCTGTCAGACTCGGTCAACAGCTAAGGAGCTCAGAGCATGGCGTTACCCCGCAAACTTAAATATCTGAATATGTTCAACGATGGCCTCAGCTACATGGGCGTCGTTGAGTCCGTCACCCTGCCAAAGCTGACCCGCAAGCTGGAGAAATATCGCGGCGGTGGGATGCCGGGCGCGGTATCAATTGACCTCGGCCTCGATGACGACGCGCTGTCGCTGGAATGGACGCTCGGCGGTCTGCCTGACGTTGAGCTGTGGGCGCAGTATGCCTCGCCGGGGGCTGACAGTGTGCCGCTGCGCTTTACCGGCTCTTTCCAGCGTGATGACACTGGCGCGATTTCTGCCGTCGAGGTGGTGATGCGTGGCCGTCACAAAGAATATGACGGCGGTGAGAACAAGCAGGGCGAAAGCGGCACGACCAAAATGTCGACCGAGTGCGCCTATTACCAGCTCACGATTGATGGCCGCGAAGTCATCGAGATTGACGTCGTTAACATGGTGCTGAAAGTCGACGGCGTCGACCGTCTGGCAGAGCACCGCAGGGCGATTGGCCTGTAATCCCTTACCCGGTCAGTGAGGCTGGCCGGTCCCTTTTACTGATGAGCATACCCATGAAAAATATCAATGAAACTGCCGTTGCTGACACTGAAACCGTCAATCCGAATATGGTGATTTTTGATACCCCGCTGATGCGCGGTGAGCAGAAAATTGAACAGGTCACGCTGACCAAACCGAATGCCGGAACCCTGCGCGGGGTGTCGCTGGCCTCGCTGGCGAATTCCGACGTTGATGCGCTGATTAAAGTGCTGCCGCGCATGACGTATCCCGCCCTGACCGAGCACGAGGTCACGCGTCTTGATGCGTCTGATCTGATTTCGCTGGCCGGTAAGGTGGTCGGTTTTTTGTCGCCTGCTTCGGGTCGCTGACCTTTCCGAAAAACCTGTCGGTCGATGACCTGATGGCGGATATCGCGGTGATTTTCCACTGGCCGCCATCAGAGTTACATTCCCTGAGCGTGACCGAGCTCCTGACATGGCGCGACAAGGCGCTGCAACGAAGCGGAAACCATCATGAGCAATAACGTCAGAATCGAGGTGCTGCTGAATGCCGTCGACCGGGCAAGCCGACCGCTCAAAGCCATTCAGAACGCCAGCAAATCCCTGTCCGGTGACATCCGCACCTCACAGAAAAGCCTGCGCGAGCTGAATGCGCAGGCATCCCGTATCGACGGATTCCGAAAAGCCAGCGCACAGCTTGCCGTGACCGGTCACGCGCTTGATAAAGCGAAACAGGAAGCCGAAGCACTCGCCACGCAGTTTAAAAACACGGAGCGCCCGACGCGCGCGCAGGCGCAGGTGCTTGAATCCGCAAAGCGCGCCGCCGAAGGGCTGCAGACGAAATACAACAGCCTCACGGAGTCAGTAAAGCGCCAGCAGCGCGAGCTCGGTGCGGCGGGAATTAATACCCGTAATCTGGCAAATGATGAGCGGGGGCTTAAATCCCGTATCAGTGAAACCACCGCCCAGCTTAACCGTCAGCGTGAGGCACTGGCGAAAGTCAGCGCACAGCAGGCGAAGTTAAGCCGGGTAAAAGAGCGGTATCAGGCCGGTAAATCACTGGCCGGTAACGCGGCGGCGGCGGGCGCTGCCGGTGTCGGTGTGGCGACGGCGGGAACGATGGCCGGGGTTAAGCTGCTGCTGCCGGGCTATGAATTTGCGCAGAAGAACTCAGAGCTGCAGGCGGTGCTCGGTGTCGATAAACAGTCACCCGAAATGCAGGCGCTGCGCAAACAGGCGCGCCAGCTCGGGGACAATACGGCGGCCTCTGCCGATGATGCGGCGGGGGCGCAGATTATTATCGCCAAAAGTGGCGGGGATGCGGCGGCCATTCAGGCGGCGACGCCGGTCACGCTGAATATGGCGCTGTCCAACAAGCGCACGATGGAAGAGAACGCCGCGCTGCTGACCGGGATGAAATCAGCGTTTCAGCTTTCAAACGACAAAGTCGCGCATATTGGTGATGTTCTCTCGATGACGATGAACAAAACCGCCGCCGATTTTGACGGGATGAGCGATGCGCTGACCTATGCCGCGCCGGTGGCGAAAAATGCCGGGGTGAGTATCGAGGAAACCGCCGCGATGGTGGGGGCGCTGCACGATTCAAAAATCACCGGCTCGATGGCGGGGACGGGAAGCCGTGCTGTTATGAGTCGCCTGCAGGCACCGACCGGCAAAGCCTACGACGCCATCAAAGAGCTCGGGGTGAAAACCTCCGACAGCAAGGGCAACACGCGCCCGATATTTTCCATCCTGAAAGAAATGCAGCGCAGTTTTGAGAAAAATAATCTCGGGACGGGTCAGCGCGCGGAATACATGAAAACCATTTTCGGGGAGGAAGCCAGCTCGGCGGCCGCCGTGCTGATGACGGCGGCCTCAACCGGCAAGCTCGATAAGCTCACCGCCGCGTTTAAAGCCTCGGACGGCAAGACCGAGGAGCTGGTTAAGGTTATGCAGGATAACCTCGGCGGCGACTTCAAAGAATTTCAGTCAGCCTATGAGGCGGTCGGGACTGACCTGTTTGACCAGCAGGAGGGCTCACTGCGTAAGCTGACGCAGACGGCCACGCAGTATGTGCTCAGACTTGACGGCTGGATCCAGAAAAATAAGGGGCTGGCGACCACTATCGGCGTGGTGGTCGGGGGGGCGCTGGCGCTTATTGGGGTGATGGGCGGGATTGGCCTTATCGCATGGCCGGTGGTGATGGGGATTAATGCCATCATTGCGGCGGCTGGCGTGCTCGGTGTGGTTTTCAGTACGGTCGGTGGCGCGATTGTCACGGCTATTGGCGCAATCAGTCTGCCGGTGCTGGCGGTCGCCGGGGCGGTGGTGGCCGGTGCGCTGCTTATCCGTAAATACTGGGAGCCGATTGGTGCATTCTTCTCGGGCGTGGTTGAGGGGCTGAAAGCTGCCTTTGCCCCGGTGGGGGCGATGTTTACCCCGCTCGCGCCGGTGTTTGATGCCATTGCGGAAAAGCTGGGCGTTGTCTGCCAGTGGTTTAAAGACCTGCTTGCGCCGGTGAAAGCCACGCAGGACACGCTCGACAGTTGCAAAAATGTCGGCGTGGCGTTTGGTCAGGCGCTGGCTGATGCGCTGATGACGCCGCTCAACCTGTTTAACAGCCTGAGCGGCAAGGTTGACTGGCTGCTGGAGAAACTCGGCGTTATCAAAAAAGAATCGACCGACCTCGACCAGACTGCAGCCAACGCGGATAAGGCTTCACCGGGTGGCGGGTATATCCCTGCGACAGCGGGTTATGGCGGGTATCAGGCGTATCAGCCGGTCACTGCGCCTGCAGGCCGGTCTTATATCGACCAGAGCAAAAGCGAATACAACATCACCCTGCAGGGTGGCGCTGCGCCGGGTGGAGACCTTGACCGCCAGCTCCGCGACGCCGTCGACAAACTTGACCGTGAAAAGCGCGCGCGTCAGCGATCCAATATGAGACTCGACTGAGAGAGGGGGCAAAATGTTAATGGTGCTGGGATTTTTTGTGTTTGAACGGCGCACCCTGCCGCATCAGTCGATGCAGTATTCGAAGGACTACCGGTGGGTGTCCAATGACCGTATCGGCAGGCGACCGGCTTATCAGTTTCTCGGGGAGGGGGAGACCTCGCGCACCCTGTCGGGGACGCTTTACCCTGAAATCACCGGCGGGCGTCTGTCGTTGCAGGCCATCGAGCTGATGGCCGACGAGGGGCGTGCGTGGCCGCTGATTGACGGAACCGGCATGATCCACGGGATGTACGTTATCGATAAAGTGACTCATAACCACACCGAGCTTTTCAGCGACGGCGCAGCGAGAAAAATTGAGTTCACTTTGTCCCTGAAACGCGTCGACGAGTCGCTCGCGGCCATGTATGGCGACCTGAAAACGCAGGCGGATAATCTGGTCACGTCTGCCGGTGAATGGGTGGGAGGGCTGGCAGGATGATAACGGGAATGAATATTCAGGCCGGGGCGCGTGTTGCCCCTGCGTATATGCTCACGCTGGACGGGGCGGATATCACGCAGAATTTCAGCGACCGGCTCATCGGCCTGACCATGACCGACAATCGCGGATTTGAGGCTGACCAGCTCGATATTGCGCTCGATGATACCGACGGGCTGGTCGAGCTGCCGCCGCGCGGGGCATCGCTGACGCTGTGGCTGGGCTGGCAGGGATCCGCACTGGTCAACAAGGGGAGTTTCACGGTTGATGAAATCGAGCACCGGGGCGCGCCTGATACGCTGACCATCCGGGGACGTAGTGCCGATTTTCGCGGCTCGCTAAACTCGCGGCGCGAGCAGTCATGGCACGACACCACGCTCGGGGTGATTGTGGAGACCATCGCGCAGCGTAATAAGCTGACGGCCAGTGTTGCTGATGCCCTGAAAGCCATCGCCATTCCGCATATCGACCAGACGCAGGAATCCGACGCGGCGTTTTTGTCCCGACTTGCTGAGCGTAACGGTGCATCCGTGTCGGTAAAAGCCGGGAAGTTATTATTCCTGAAAGCCGGTAGTGCGATGACGGCCAGTGGTAAGCCGATCCCACAAATGACCGTCGAGCGTGGGGACGGCGACCGCCATCAGTTCGCCATTGCAGACCGGGAGGCGTACACCGGCGTGACGGCGAAATGGCTACATACCAGAGACCCGAAACCACAAAAGCAAAAGGTGAAGCTCAAACGTAAACCCAAAGAGCAGCACCTGCGCGCACTGCAGCACCCGAAAGCCACCAAAACATCAGCAAAGGCTAAGAAGAAAAAAGAGCAGGAAGCGCGGGAAGGTGAGTATATGGCCGGAGAGTCGGACAACGTTCTTGAGCTCACGACCATCTATGCCACAAAGGCGCAGGCCATGCGCGCGGCTCAGGCAAAGTGGGACAAGATACAGCGGGGCGTGGCGGAGTTTTCCATCACGCTTGCCACTGGCCGGGCTGATTTATTTCCCGAAACGCCGGTGGCCGTGAAAGGCTTTAAGCGCGTGATAGACGAGCAGGCATGGATAATCAGCCGTGTGGTGCACAGCCTTAACGGGAGCGGCTTCACGACGGGCTTAGAGCTTGAGGTTAAGGTTTCTGATGTGGAGTATGAGAGCGAAGAAATAGCGCAGTAATTTACTATATGTGTTTGTTTTATAAGGTTAAAATGAGTAAAATTACTGTATTGAAAACGCTCAGAGGTGCTCATCATGTTTCACTGCCCGAAATGCCATTACGCCGCCCATGCCCGCACAAGTCGCTATTTTTCTGACACCACAAAGGAGCGGTATCATCAGTGCACAAACATCAACTGCAGTTGTACTTTTGTCACGACAGAAACCGTTGAGCGTTTCATCGTTTCGCCGGGGGAAGTCGTACCGGCTCCACCGCACCCGACGATGACCGGTCAGCATCAAATGCCCTGGCTGTGAGCCAAAAGAAAACCCCGCAAATGCGGGGTTTTCTGTATTTTCTCGATTAGACATCGTCCGGTAGTTCGCGTATCGCTTTGCGTATGTTTGATTCAGCGTCGTCAAGCTCACTTATAGCCCTGTTGATATCTGAACGGCCATTCTCTACCTTGGAGCGAGTACGCTTCAAAACGGTCATGGCGTCATCAATTGCACTTAGAGCCCGCTTTAATCTTCTCTTGGTATCCATCTTTGCCAATTCCTTGTTTTCATAGATATTTCACAATATTTAATGAGAATACATTGGTATTAATCGAAAATAAGTGTCTGGTATCTCATTTATACAACCCGAAAACATGATTTGTGAGGGCTTCTTCTTGTCTGGTGTGGCATTACTTTTTAGTTCAGGTGACGAAGGGGTGAGCCTCGCATAAGCGAGGCTTTTAGTATCGATGTGGTCGATGTGTGGACATTGCAAGAAATAAATCCATTTATTTCAGTAGATTACAGGCAAAAAATAAGCCTGCGTAAGGGAGATTACGCAGGCTAAGGAGGTGGTTCCTGGTACAGCTAGCATTTATGGGTTATGTTTTTCAGCGGAGGGGATAATACCCTTAATGAACGAAACGGTATGTGATCGATTTCTAAGAATCTTCCGAACGCTGAAAAATAACCGTAATTAACTACTTAGTATGCGGGTTGCGCGTGGACTCACCGGTAAAATTACGCATCAACAATGCATAATTCAGATCGATATCCTCTGGTACTGGCATCCACACGGTGTAACCGTCGCCCGGCGCAACCGGCATGGCTTCACCTTTCGCGTTTTCCATCTGTTCGAGGGTAAAGTTAATGTTGCCCTGTGGGGTCATCAGCTCCAGGCTGTCGCCGACGGTGAATTTGTTTTTCACCAGTACGGCGGCCAGTTCACCTTTACGTTCGCCGGTGAATTCGCCGACAAACTGCTGACGCTCGGAAACAGAGAAGCCGTATTCGTAGTTCTGATAGTCGTCATGGGTATGGCGGCGCAGGAACCCTTCGGTGTAACCACGATGCGCCAGGCCTTCCAGCGTTTCCAGCAGTTGCGGGTCGAACGGTTTACCGGCGGCAGCATCATCAATGGCTTTACGGTAGACCTGCGCGGTACGTGCACAGTAATAGTACGATTTGGTGCGGCCTTCGATTTTCAGCGAATGCACGCCCATCTGCGTCAGGCGTTCAACGTGGGCAATGGCACGCAAATCCTTTGAGTTCATGATGTAAGTGCCATGTTCGTCTTCGAACGCGGTCATATACTCACCCGGACGCTGGGCTTCTTCAATCATAAAGACTTTGTCTGTCGGTGCGCCGATACCCAGCGTAGGCTCAACGTTTTGTACCGGAATAGGCTCGTACTTATGCACGATATTGCCCACCACGTCTTCTTTGCCTTCCTGCACGTTGTATTCCCAGCGGCAGGCATTGGTGCAGGTACCCTGGTTAGGGTCACGTTTGTTGATATAGCCAGAAAGCAGGCAACGGCCGGAGTAGGCCATACACAGCGCGCCGTGAACGAAGATCTCAAGCTCCATATCCGGCACCTGGGTGCGGATCTCTTCGATTTCTTCCAGCGACAGCTCGCGGGAGAGGATCACGCGGGTCAGCCCCATCTGCTTCCAGAATTTCACCGTTGCCCAGTTTACGGCGTTAGCCTGTACTGAAAGATGAATGTCCATGTCAGGGAAGTTTTCGCGCACCAGCATAATCAGACCAGGGTCTGACATGATCAGTGCATCCGGCCCCATTTCCACCACCGGTTTCAGATCACGAATGAAGGTCTTCAGCTTGGCATTGTGTGGGGCAATGTTAACCACCACATAGAATTTTTTACCCAGTTCATGGGCTTCATTAATGCCGAGCTGCAGGTTTTCGTGGTTGAATTCGTTGTTGCGTACGCGCAGTGAGTAACGCGGTTGGCCCGCATACACAGCGTCAGCGCCATAGGCGAAAGCGTAACGCATGTTTTTCAGCGTTCCCGCCGGGGAAAGGAGTTCCGGTTTAAACAT